TTGAGCTAGTTTGCCACCAGCGTATAGAGGGGCAGAAGCTAATCCACCTAGAGCCAGTTCTCCTGACCTAAGTATTTCACTAGGTGTATTGGCTAAAAATGGAACAGTTCTATTTTTCTCTTGGTTAATTAACGAAGGTAACGGCAGCCATTTGTTAAGCCAAGAGTTCTCATCAGGAACAATAGGTTTGTCAAAAAACCCTTTCTTCGGTTCTTCTGTTTGTTGACCTGATGGGATTATCCTATAAGAAGTCGGACTATCCCACACTAACCCTTCTCCTTGGTTTAGTTGTGGAGGATTTGTTTTAACTTCTTCTTCGTAACTTTGTATCTTTGCTAGTTGTTCTGGTGTTAACGGCATTACACACTCCTTTGTCTAGTAGCTGCCCATCTCTCTGTTCCTGCCCCACTAGGTGTCCCTGGTTGCATCCGTTTCATTCTTGCCACCATATCTTCCCAACTCTGCCCACCAAGAGTTCCATCTCCTCGATTAAACGTACTTGCCCAATTAAGATAACCCTGAAGACCTTGGAGTTTAGTTGGATCTGCAGCAGCAAACTGTTGACCTGAAAGAGTTGGAGCTTCTACTTTAGTTATCTCCCCATACTTATTTGCTACGTTTGGGGCATATTGAGCTAACCATTCTGGAGCTTGTGGAGCCTGTGGTTTTCTCTTTCCTTGAGTTTGAGACCCAAGATATTCTGCCCATAGACCTGTAGCTCCAGGTTGAAGATTGTTAACATCTGTATTTAAAGCTACATTTGTGTTGCCTATAGTTGTACCGAGTGCTTTGTTTGCGTCATCTCCAACAACTCCTACAATTCTAGAAAGTTCTTTAGCTTGATCAACTACACCTTGTCTACTTGGGTCAGGAAAATTTAAACTCTGCCCGCCCAATTCAGTTGGAGTTATTCCGTATTTATCTATATATTGGTCAAGTTGTCCCATAGAAGATTGAAGGGCATTTTGTGTCGATGTTACAAGAGGCATCTCCCCAGGATTTTCAAAGTAAGGTTGACTTGATTTTGGTTTCATAGCCTGGTCAGCATACCATGCTTTAATCCAATCTACAGGTTGACCTTGAAGTTTAGCTAACTCAAGTTTAGCAGCCATATCACTTTCAGCTTTTTGCATCTCTAATTGTTGCTGTTGAAGTTTTCTATCTGCTATTTGTTGTTTACCTGTAGTTGCGTTATAAGCATCAATTTCTGCTTGAGCACTAGCAGGATTTTGACCTTGATTAAGTTGCCCCCCATATTGCCAACCTGTAGCAGTTTGAACAAGTATTAAACCTTCTGGTGTTATTCTATAAGTTGGTTCATCTGGCATAGATAGTTGGTTAGGTTGACTAGATGTTCCTTGTGGAGTTGCTTGTTGTTGAACTAGTTCTCCAGGAACTACTCCACCTTTACCATCCCAAACTCCATAGTAATAATTTCCGTCTGCTCCTTGTATTTGCCCCCCTGTTAAAGTTCCAGCCTTTGTGTAATATTCTCCTCTCATATTAGATGTATCTGGTAGTTTACCTTGAGCAAACTGGTTTAAAAATCCTAAACGTTTATCCCAATAACCACCACCAGGCACAACATCTCCAGCTAAGTTTCCAGTATTAACAATACCTGTTGGACTTGTTGCTTGGGTTTGGGCAGGAGATTTACTCGTTGTACTTGTCTGAGTAGTTCCTCCACTACTACCTATAATTCCTAATGAAGGATCAGCAGCACTAACTCTAACGGCAGAATCAGGATAAATATTTTCTTCTTTATCTTCCCACTGACCTAAACTATTTCTTGTAACTACAATCGTTCCATTATCTGGCATTTTGAGCCTCCGACTTTACTACGTTTTTGTACACAAGATCCAAAAGGATCTTCGAGTTATCTCCATAAAGTTGTCTGAGCAAATTCAAATCTTCCGTTGTCCATTGGTCTAAAGGTTTGCCAATTATCTTCTCTGGATCGACAATCAACTGAAGAGCTTCTGTATCTTCGTCTAACAAAGTTTTCAAGACTTCTATATCTTCATCGACAAGTTCTTTCATCTCATCCAGTAGATTTCTTTCCTTCGTTAGTTTTAACTCCGCCAATTTCCACCTCCACCATTGCAGTGTTCTACATCAGGATAAGTTTTAATTAACTGTCTTTCTAGATAAGTTACGCGTTTTTCTAAAAATTTAATTCTCTCTTCTAATATTGTTATTTGTTCGTGTTCTTCTACTGTTACTAATTGTAAATTATCTATCCTATTATCCTGTTTATCTCCATTTATATGATGGACTACTTCACTTCGTTTTAGTGGTCTACCCAAACTTTTGGCAACTATTAACCTATGTATTCTAACAAACCCATCAGCTTGAACCATACAATAGTAAGGATCGTCTTTAGATAATTTTATTCTTAGGTATTTATTCCAAGTAAAACTAATTTTTCTTGGATTACTACACTTACAACAAAGTTTTCTACTTAGTTTGCCGCGAATAAATTTTACCCATTTTGTTGACCCACATTTTTCGCAAGCATGAAATATATATTTATCTCTTTGACGTTTTCCTATTTTTGTACCATTTACAATTGTCCCAATTTCCATTAAGTTGTCCTCCAGTTACCACCAGCATTAACTCCTCTACCTTGCGTGGCAGACATTGGAGTTTGACTCCGTTGATTAGCTAGTTGATTTTGAAGTTCTTGGGCAGACCCAGGAGGAGCTATATTTGGGACACCTGTGGACATACTACCCTGTTGTCCAGTCCCCTGTCCACCCCCCTGTCCAGACTGTTCACTCCCCATCATTGAGCTTACCATCTGCAAACCTGCAATCTTCTGGGTTAGAACAGATAAAGCTGTTTGGGTTAACAACTGAAGATAAGCAGGACTCCTGCGGATAGCTTCTTTCCGTTCTTGTCGGTTAACTTGCTCAACATCTACATTAGGCAGTTGTTGGCGGGCATATTCTACTGAGTAGATTCCACCACCCACCATACGAATAAGATCATCATGCCGTCTATACTCATCTTCAGGCTGGACATCTGTGAATTCCACAAAAAATGTAAACGGTTCATGGAGATCTTCCTTCTTAATCTCGATATCGAACTCATCATTCGGTGTCTCTGCCCATACATTTATATCTCCTGGAATAACATTCTTCATAATTCGAGCACAATTAGTCAGAACCTTTGCCACTCCTGATCTAAACGCTTCGTTGCTATACTGGAACCTCATACTTGCCTGACTTGCAATAACCTGTCTGTCTGCCCCAGACCTAACCCCTGATTCTCCTAGTCCTCTTGTGGCTTTAGGGGCAGAATGGCTTTCGATTTCTGATCTCGATAGGTTCAAATGCTCCATAAGTTGCTGAGGTGGCAAAGCATGTGTTCGTTCTGTTATCGTTGTTCCTTTGGGCAGCTTAGTCGCTTCTCCAAAATGGCACGCAACCTCTGTTACTGAGTCTGCTCCATCGCCCTCGATGGTCATCCAGGGAAATGCGTTGTTCTTCAGGATAACATCGGCTATAGAGTAGTCTCTAGACTCTGAAATCAACAGGTCTTTAATGTATCGAAGGATCCCAACGTACCTTTTCTTCATGTCGTTGTCAAAACTGATATTGCCCAAACCAGAATCAATCGAGACGTAGGGGATAAATCCATAGTTATGTGGTCTAACTCCTACAACAGCCTCTTTATCATATAGTTCGCAACGAAAACCCTTGTCCCAATAGCTGATATGCTCAACTATTTCGTTGATTGCCTTTCCTTTAGGGTTAGTCCACGTAGGAAACTTACTCTTGACATCATACATGATCTCATTCTTTGTTTCAAATACAAATAACCCACCATTATAGTAGGGATCCAGCATAACATTCATCGGATGAATAGCTTGGATAACGATCGGGATACTATCTATCTCTTCATCACGCCACTTGTCTAGAACGTCTGCATAACTTTCGTCACTCTGACCTGTTTTTCTCTCTGGTTTACCAACATATCGATCCATATCCCAGACAGTTTTGAATACAGTCATCCCGTGCAACCAGTAATGTTTACTTCCTGCCCGAATAGGACTGAGAGAATTCTCTATTTGGTTCCGATAGAGGACACCTAGGGCAAACTTCCTGAGCATTTCTCCATTCTTTTTACTTTTCGGGTCATCTTTCTTGATACTTGTCTTAACTCGGACGTTACTTATAGCTGTATTATCGACACAAGCATCCACCATATCCCTTGCTGTGGGCAGGACAACGCCGTCAATTGTATATTCGTCTGGGAGTTGGAGAAGTTCTTTGAATTCAAGTTCATAAAACTTATCGTCTTCTCTAAACTTATCGAACAAACCTGATTGCTTGTACAGTTTATCACAATCCTCGTAGAGTTTTAAGATTTCTTCTACTGTAAGTTTGGTTGTTTTCGACATTATTTACTCCTAAAGGGGAACCTTGTTGTATTTTGCTTACTAAAATGTAGAGTCTTGATTGGCTCTGTTGTCATTGGTCGTCTTGTAGCAAAACCATAACGCTCTGTTATGCCCCAAATAGCGTATCGGGCAGCATCCAGAGCATGATCGTTGACTTTGATAGGTTCTGCTATAAATTTCTCATGATCTGTAGGATCCTTCTTCCAGCAATAACCTTGGATTTCTTTGATCAGATGAACAGAACTCTCAGGAATATATAAAGTCTGTCGTTGCATAAGATCCAATGACTCCTTTACTCCCTTGTGTCCTTCCCATGCAGGATAACCAGCACGTCTGATCTCCTCAATCATCATCTTTGAACTAGGATCCCCATAGATATCTCCACGATCTTCGTGGCTAAGATGTTCGATAATATCTTTGTTGGTTAATCCTTCCTTGTAAAGTTTCTCCTCCAGGTAAAATCTGTCACTATAGAGGTAAACTTTGGTTAGGGCAGAAGGATTGATCAAGCCGAAATCCAAACCATATGCCCATTTCGCTGAGGGCATCTCTGGAAGTTCGGGGATAATTTTGTAGTTGGTTAGAATTTTTCCTTCTAGTTTTCCCCATTCCCCTAGTACATAAACCCGATAGTATGCTTCATCCTGTTGCATAAGATCGGTCAGGTTCTTTATATAATCATCCGACAGAAATGGGTTGTCCAGATAATTTGATTTGATAACTTCAACATCTTGTTCCTTTACTGCCCTCTCAGGTATCCAACCATTTGCATCGATTGGGTTGAGAGTAAGATAAAGATGATTTTGTTCTCCTTTAAATTTAGCTCCAGACAGACGAAGCTTAAGATTGATGTAGTCTTCGTAGGTAAACTCGTTGGCTTCTTCCATCCAGATATAATTGAACTCAGTACTTTTTATTTTCTCTGCTTCGTCGAGGCTAAAGAACTGGATGAAGTTTGTATTGTAGATGTAACTGTTGAACGTCTTATTGTGGGTAGACTCTGAGTAAATATTGTAAGCCTTCAGCATATCGATGAAAGGTAGCATCGTGCTCATACGCAGGGAGGGAAAAGTCTTTCGGCATATACCTATCTTCTTCCCCTTCTCGGTTATCATCTTTTGAATAAGGACTTGTGCAACGGAGTAGCTCTTTGATGATCGTGCACCTCCCACGTTTATTATAACAAAAGCTTTCGAGTCTCTTGTTCGCTCGAAAATCTTTGTAAACTGAACTTTCTTAACTACTGGATCTAGCATGATTCTCCTTCAGGCAATTCTCTAACTTCGGCTTCGATGGAAAAAAGTTTTCTATCTTCCCTTGTTGGGGCAGGTTCAAAGATAAGGGTGACTGGAGCCATTCCTTCTAATCTATGAACGTCTGTTATCTTGCCATCGATTCTATCCATAACTTCCTGGATTGCTGGAAAATACCCACTGATAGCTAAATCAATAAGTTTGTCTGCTATCAACTCTGCTTTTGGTTTCATGGTCTTCCCATCCCACTCAAGCAGTTTATCTTCTAACAACCTTGTTATCGAAACTTTCTTCTGCTTCGGAGGAAGATTTGGGTTAGTTAAAAAAGCTCCTGTTGTAGGATCCTGCACACGTTTTTGCGGCTGCCCTGTTACAGATGGGCAAGGCATCTTTTTCAGTTTGTAGTCGAACAAATGACTATGTTGTTCTTGTTCAGGTTGTTCTGGAAGTTCTAAGCCGTTCCAAGGATCAAGGGCATTGTTTATTTGCTTAGCTTTCTTCAGGTCTTTTTTATTCAATTGGCTCCACCTGGTAATATTCTTTGGGCAGGAGGATAAAAGTTGAGGTTGCTCCTGATGGGTAAGTTGTGTTAATGATGTTAGGTATGGGCAGAGTAGATGTGTGGGAATAATCTAAAGGCAGGGGAAGTTGAATATTGTACACAAGTTCCTCCATATTTCTCTCCTAAATTTAATTAGAGGCTGGATCGTTGCTGCCATTTAACGACTTCTACTGCCCACGTATCTTAGGGCTGTCGCACCTCTTAAATTTCAACTCCTTACTATTATACCACAACAATAGAGGTTTGTCAAGGGGCAAAGAAAAATGAACTGCGTACGATAAAAGTTCAACACTTCGGGCTGTCTATTACTATACAGCCCCGAAGGTGTAGAATTTTCTAGCTTCGATTTTTTGGACTTCTACACCCCCTTTCTACATATCCTATTGGTGGAGTTCTACAGGTTGAAGACCTTGGGTGGGCTCAATCTACAGGTAGGCTCAACAAATGGAACATTGAGTCTGGGGTTGAGTGTAGGAGACTGAGTTATGGTAAGTAGAAAAACGAAAATTTTTTTGTAACCCATGAATAGATATAGAAAAACAACAACAAACCCCATGTCACTTCTCCCCAGCAAATAAAAAACATATGACTATCTGAACATATGTTCATATGCACCTATACCTACCTGGTCATCTGTCGATAGTTTGGGGCAATGTTCGAGTCTCTTGAAGCTAACAAGTCTATCTAGTCTCAATTTGAATCTAGGCTCACTGCCCATTGTTGCCCGATCTGTTGCGTCCTAGACCTATTTGCTGTCGTCTTGTGCCTAGTAAAACACCTAACCATACTTATCTATTCCCTGCCCGTTAAAAGTGCCAACAACACCCTTTTTTATTCGTTTGGCGGCATGTTTTCTTGTTATCCACTCTTGTGTTTAGCTAGCCTCAACTGTACCACACCCGAAACATAACCTTTATAAAATTGCCTCTTGACAACCATCTAATCATATGATAGTATTTCTATTGTGAGCCCAAATGATCTCACCACACACAGCACGTTAACAACATAGGATACCTCACGCTAATCCAATAGATAGCAATATCGAACGATTAAGACAAGAGATATTGAGCACGCGAATTATTACAGCTAATCTGTAATCACTCACAATCTTATAACTTTATACAGTCTATACAGTCCTCCAGAAGAACAAAATAAAATAAAGGATGTGTATAGATATGAATAAAGACGTTAAAGATACCAATACCAATTTAGCTGAAATCCCATTGCTAGATCAGTTAGTCCAGATTAAAACGAAGCAACCCTCAGAACGTAAACTAAGAGGCATTCCCATTTCGACCTTCGTTCGTACGTTCACAATGACCAACGCTCAAGGGAAAACGGCTATTGATAAAGCTTCTCTTGCTAACCCAATTGTAGTCAACAGAGATAATCTCGGCATGGTTAAACATGACAAAGACGGGAAGATTAGACTTGTCATAGCAAAGCCCTTACGTCATGCGGGATCGGGCTTTGTTGATAATCTCGTCAGCTACTTAGATGATCAATTCACTCAATTCGATTCTACCAATCATGAATTAGTCATAGCAGAGCGTAAAGCACAATTGGAAGCGGCAAAAGATCAAATCGAAGCTGATAATCTAGCAATCAAAGCATACAATGACAGCCTTGATGTTGTAGCGACTGAACAAACATTAGCCTTGAGCAAATAGTTTCAATCAGACTGTATAGACTGTATAAGGATATAAGAGAGGACTAGTTATGAATAATCCAAAGTGGATAAACAACAATCGATTAGCTTATCTTGATTCAATAGCTAATAGTCCAGAAGGGCAACAGGTCAATTATGAGCTAATAGAGCGTAAACAGCCCGTCTATTTCAAGTTTAATCCAGATAGGTTACTTTATGGGACTATGACATGGGAAACGGTCTCTTATTACAAAGTAAACTTAATCGATACACCTCTTCTTCATGAAGAGACTATTTTAGAGTACAAACAACGAACTTTAATCAAAGCCTGGTCGTTAATGGAAGCGGAAAACACCCGTATACGTAATGAATATGAAGATAGGATGCGACACACTCCACTGTTAAAAGCTTCTAAGCAATTCGGTGGAATTGCAAGGGAAATTTATTTAGAAAATTTACCCACGTTTAAGATTCTTAACTTAGAACTAAACGTCAAACTTAAACCATGTGCTAAAGTTCTGATTAACAGGAACAAAAGTATACTCTATGTGGATATCTCAAGTCTGTTTGTTGGCTTATCTGCAAACAAGCGTAAGCAAATTCTAAAGTACAACAAACGGACTAACGAATTTAACAAGTCTGTTTACGACCTATGCAACAAAGTCGTAAACGCTAAAATTTACAGTTACCGACGAGAAGATATAGGTTAAGTTAAAAAAAAAAAAAAACAAATTTTACCAGTTTCAAACCTGGATTTTTCCGTTTGTCTTTTTTTATCGCCAATTAAGTTTGGTTAGCCTATCTATGCCCAAATCCCAACGAGTTGAAAAAAGCGAGTC